ATAGAAGTTCTGGAAATGTATTTGAAACACCTCAGTATATGTATATGTTAATTGCGGCAACGTTGTTTTGCAACTATCCAAAAGAAACACGGCTGTCATATGTAAAAAGATATTATGATGCTGTTTCTACTTTTAAAATTAATATTCCTACGCCAGTGATGGCAGGAGTACGTACACCATTAAGACAATATGCTTCTTGTGTATTAGTTGATGTAGACGATACATTAAATTCAATTTTTTCTAGTGATATGGCAATTGGTAGATACATTGCACAAAGAGCCGGCATTGGAATTAATGCAGGTAGGATACGTGGAATTAATTCACGTATTAGGGGTGGAGAAGTAGCACACACAGGTGTTATCCCATTTCTTAAAAAGTTTGAATCAACGGTAAGATGCTGTACGCAAAACGGAGTACGTGGTGGTAGTGCTACTGTCCATTTCCCTATTTGGCACCAAGAAATAGAAGACATACTTGTATTAAAAAATAATAAAGGTACAGAAGATAATAGAGTACGAAAACTTGATTATTCAATACAATTGTCAAAAATATTTTATGAAAGATTTATTAAAGGAGGAAATATTACTTTGTTTTCTCCACATCAAGTACCAGGTTTATATGAAGCATTTGGTACACCAAAATTTGATAAGTTATATAAAAAATATGAACAAGATGAAACAATACCTAAAAAAATTGTACAAGCAAGAACATTAATTGGTGATGTTTTAAAAGAACGTGCTGAAACAGGAAGAATTTATATTATGAATATAGATCATGCAAACGAACATAGTTCATTTGTAGATAAAGTTAATATGAGTAATTTATGTCAAGAAATAACTTTACCTACTGATCCTTTACAGCATATTGATGGAAAAGGCGAAATTGCTTTATGTATTCTTTCAGCAATTAATGTTGGATTAATAAAAGATTTAACTGAACTTGCCCATTTATGTGATTTGGCAGTAAGAGCTTTAGATGAAATTATTGAGCACCAAGGTTATCCTGTTAAGGCGGCAGAACAATCTACAAAAGCAAGACGTTCACTTGGTATTGGATATATTGGTTTAGCACACTATTTGGCTAAAAATAAAGTTAAGTTTAATGATAAAAGAGCTTGGAAAATTGTAAATGAATTAACAGAAGCATTTCAATATTCTTTGATTAAAGCAAGTGTAGAGTTAGCAAAAGAAAAAGGTCCTTGTGATTATTTTAAAAAAACAAAATATTCAAAAGGAATTATGCCAGTTGATACTTATAAAAAAAGTGTAGATGAAATTGTTGGAGATAAGTTAAAACAAAATTGGGAAAAATTACGTAGTGAAGTTAAGCAATATGGAATGAGACATTCGACATTATCAGCACAAATGCCTAGCGAAAGTTCTTCTGTAGTAGGTAATGCTACTAATGGAATTGAACCACCTAGAGATTATTTGTCAGTTAAGAAAAGTAAAAAAGGTCCACTAAAGCAAATAGTTCCACAGTATAAAACATTAAAAGATTATTATACGTTGTTATGGGATATGCCAAGCAACGAAGGATATATTAATATTGTTGCTGTTATGCAAAAATATTTTGATCAAGCAATATCAGGAAACTGGAGTTATAATCCAACGCATTTTGATAATAATGAAGTTCCAATGAGTGTATTAACAAAAGATTTTTTAACAACATATAAGTTAGGTTGGAAAACGTCATATTATCAAAATACATATGATTTTAAAGGTGAAGAAGCAAATATTACAGATCAAGAAAATACATTAACAGTTGATGAAGCTCTAAATACTGCTGAAGATGATGAGGAATGCGATTCATGTACAATATAAACTTGACAATACAACGAGAGAGTGTATAATAGAATTATGAAAACGGTATTCAATAAAAACAGTAATATAGATTTTACAAAACAACCAATGTTTTTTGGAGAGGATCAAAATGTACAAAGGTATGATGTTTTTAAATATCCACAGTTTGATAAATTAAATCAAACTATGCTAGGATACTTTTGGAGACCTGAAGAAGTAAGTTTACAAAAAGATAGAGCAGATTATCAAACATTTAGACCAGAACAAAAACATATCTTTACAGCAAACTTAAAATATCAAACGTTATTAGATTCAGTACAAGGTAGAGGACCAAGTTTAATGTTTTTACCTTATGTTTCTAATCCTGAGTTAGAAGGCTGTATTGTTACTTGGGATTTCTTTGAAGCATTACACTCTAGAAGTTATACTCATATTATGAAAAATGTATATTCTGATCCAAGTGAAGTATTTGATACAATATTAGATGATAAAGAAATTTTAAAACGTGCTGTTAGTGTTACAAAAAATTATGATGCATTTGGAGAAGCGGCACAAAATTATGTAGTTAAAGGTAAAGGAGATATTCTTGATGTTAAGAAAAAACTTTACCTAGCAATGGTAAATGTAAATATTTTAGAAGGATTAAGATTTTATGTTTCTTTTGCTTGTACATTTGCTTTTGGCGAATTGAAACTTATGGAAGGGTCAGCAAAAATTATTTCATTAATTGCAAGAGATGAAGCAACACATTTAAATTTAACTACTCATGTAATTAAAGCATGGCAAAAAGGTGATGATTCTCAAATGTTAAAAATTATTAAAGATACTAAAAAAGATGTTGAAGAAATGTTTAGAAATGCTGTTGATGAAGAAAAAGCATGGGCAAATTATTTAATGAAAGATGGTTCAATTATAGGACTTAATTCAAAATTATTAGGTGATTATGTTGAATGGATTGCAAATAAAAGATTGCGAGCTATTGGCTTTGATCCAATATATGATATTCCTGCTACACATAATCCGTTACCATGGACGCAACATTGGCTATCAAGTGCAGGAATGCAAGTTGCCCCACAAGAAACAGAAGTTGAAAGTTATATTATCGGTGGGTTAAAACAAGACGTAGATGATAAAACTTTTGAGGACTTTAAACTATAATAAGAAAGAAAACAATGTTAAAACAAAAACTAAACAAAGATGATGTTGTAGTATTTAGAACAGTAGGTAGTGATGAAGTTATTGCTACTTTAATTGAAGAAACTGATACTGCTTATCGTGTTAGCAAACCTCTAGCTTTAGCAATGACGGCAAAAGGTGTTGGCATGACACAATATATGATAATGGCTGATAAAGAAAGCGAATTTGAATTTCTAAAAACCACACTAATTACGGTAGGAAAAGCAAATTCACAAGCCAAAGAAGCATACGCACAAAGCATATCTAATATCGTACAACCACCAAAACAATCGATAATCACCTAATCTAAAAGAAATAAATACTACTATAAAGGATTGTAAAAATGCCATTAGTAGCTAGATTAGGAGATACTTGTACAGGTCATGGATGTTGGCCATCTAGACCCAATGTGAGTGCTTCTCCAAATGTATTTGCTGACGGAATACCGATTCATAGAGTTGGTGATGCATGGGGAACGCATTGTTGTTTAGCACTTTGTCACTCAAGTGTATTAGCAACTGGTTCACCAAATGTATTTGCAAACAATATACAAGTTGGCAGAATAGGTGATTCTGTAGCTTGTGGTAGTACAGTAGCTACTGGGTCATTAACAGTATGGGCAAATTAAGGAGTTAAATTATGTCAACAATTTTACCAGGCGACGGGAGTAGTTTGTGGAACAACTTTGATGGAAATGCAATTTCTCAATCAATGGGAAGTATTGCAAAAGAAAGTTTGCAAAATGGATATTTTGATATTAAAGATACTACAGACTTATACGGAAATTCAATAAAAACACAAACGGCTTGGAAAAATCCAAATTACGAAAAAGAATCACAAATTAAAAATATATTATATAATGGAAATGGTAATTGGATTGGTATGTCTAATTTGCCAGAAGGATGGAACAATCCAAATATTAGTAATAGAGCAACTATTGTTGAACTTGGAAGACCATTAAACGATACAGAATTAGATCAGATGACACAAATAGATGGATTGTTAAATGATTTTCATAGGCACGGAAATATACAAAGTGGTGTTGAACAAAATGATTGGGGTGGCAACAATTTATTTAAAATGATTGGTAAACATAAATCATTTCATTTACCAGGTGGACAATTACCTAAACCAATTGGACAAATGTTATCAATAGGACAAGGTATTAATTCCTTAAATACAGCATTAGGTAATGCGGCATCAGTAAATTCAGGTCCTTGTAAATTTATAGAAGACTTATTTGGAGCAATATCTAAAGGTGGTGCTATATTAAATAAAATTTTAGGATTTATTAGTAGTGCATTAGGTATTTTAAATTTAATAAATGGTATTATTGGGTTCGTTCAACAGTTAGCCGCACAGATATTAGCAGACTTGGCGGCATTAGCAGGTGCAATTACAAGAATAACAAATGCCGCGATTGCTGGACTGTTAGATGGATTAATGAGTGATCCTTGTTTAAAGCATTTGATTTATGCAGGTATCGCCGGAGTAGGGTTACTTAAGACAATTAAAAAGTTCACCTAATTAATATGGAAGGGTGGCTGAGTGGTTGAAAGCACCGGTCTTGAAAACCGGCAAAGGCGTAAGTCTTTCCAGAGTTCGAATCTCTGCCCTTCCGCCAGTAATAAATATATGTAAGTTATGGATCATTTAGAACAATTATTAAGCACACGTCATACTTACAAGACATTTCTCCCCAAAGCATTGGAAGATGAAAAAATTGAAAGAATACTTAAATCCATAACTGACGTCCCGTCATGTAATAATAGATACAATTATAGAGTTAAAGTGTTAAAAAATAGTTTAGAAGAAAGAAAACAAAAAATAGGTTTATATGATTACGTTTGTACAATGTCAAAAAATCCAGTAAAATATGATGATACTTCTGAAAATTTAGTAACAAGATCTCCTAAATCATATGATGAAGCAATGAGATGGTTGGAATTAAAAAATTTAGATCAGCATATAAATGGTCAAGTTTTAGCACCTTTAGTATTAGTGTATTATGTTGCTGACGATGATCCAGTTCAACTTGATATACTTGATATGGGGTTATCATGTTGGAATAATATTATTACAGCACAAATGCTTGGAATACAAAGTGGATTTTGTGGTTGTTTTGATAAAGCATTTATGAGAGATTTTTTAGAATTAGAAGGTTCTCCAGTTGTAGCAATAGGATTTGGGTATGCTAATGATATTATTGATAACGATCAAAAACATCCTGATAATCCTAGACCAAAATATACAGATTTGATAGTTTAATATTTTTTAATTTTAGTGTGTATACTTGGACCAAGACTTTTTTCTCGTTTGTATTTGACTCTTTTTAAGATCAAATCATTATCATCTTTATAATATGAATATCCATGACACGTCATTAATCCAAGTACATAGTCGTTTGATATTCCTACCAATCTATTCAATTCCTCCAATGCTAAATCATGATCACCATCATGATTTATACATCCACAAAACGTATTGTGTAACCCCATAGTCATACCACACCAAATTGCGGAAGTAGCCATTACTCCTATATTAACACCTTTAGAACAGGATGGTCCATCATTCCACTGGGCTTTACCTTCTTTCCAGCCAGGAGCCTTGTGAAAATATAACACAACCAATGGAGCAAACAATTGAGTATTTGGTCGTGATTGAAAGTTCTTCCTATGATTAAAAATCCATTTGTATTTTTCATCAACAAAGTTTTTATATCTAGCAATGTCATTAATTGAATAAGTCGTTACTGTGTTATCGTAAACTGTTGAAATATTTGCCCAGATGTGTTGTTTAATTAATCTTCCTTGTTCAGAATTGGTTAGTGCTATTTTTAAATAATCACTATGATTAATTGGATATTTAACTTTAACATCTGGTTGGTCATAAAAAGGATAAGCCTTAAATGGTGCCTTTTCAATACTTCGTAAAATGCAATTGGTTTGTTCTTCAGAAACATCACGGTCTAAATCAAACCATTTCCAGTTTCCTCGATCATCAATCATGTTTTCAATGTCTTGTATGTTTGATAGAGATTTTTCGTTAGTTATACCCATGTTTATCCTTGACTAAATACCATAAAATATAGTATTATTTAGTATGACGTATTATGTAAATGAAAATTGTATAAAATGTAAGCACACAGATTGCGTAGAAGTTTGTCCAGTTGATTGTTTTTATGAAGGTGAAAACTTTCTTGCTATTAAACCTGATGAATGTATTGATTGTGGAGTTTGTGAACCAGAGTGTCCAGTTGATGCAATAAAAGCCGATACTGATCCAGAGCAACCTAAAGCAGAAATAGATAAATGGGTTGAGCTAAATACAATGTATGCTAACCAATGGCCCAATATAACAAAAAAGAAAGATGCATTACCTGAAGCAAAAGAATATGATCCAGAAACTTATAAAGAAGATAAAACATCTTTACTATCTGAAAAGCCAGGTACAGGAGATGAATAATGACAAATAAAAAACAAACACCACAAGAAAAGGCTTTTGAAAAAAAGAAAGCTGAAAAATTAGCTGAATTAGAAAAAAATAATACTAAACAAACTAAACCTACAGGTACACCATTACGTCCTGAAATGCAACAAGAAATAAAAGTTGATCTAGAAGGTTTAAGAAAAAATCATATTTTTATAGCAACACCATGTTATGGTGGTATGGTTGGTGAACCATATTTAAAAGCGATGACACAATTATCAATTTTGTTTAAGCATCATGATTTAAATTTTACATTGGCGACAATAGCAAATGAAAGTTTAGTAACACGAGGAAGAAATACTTTGGTAGCAATGTTTTTAGAAAATCCAATGTACACTCATTTAATGTTTATTGATGCTGACATAGGATTTAATCCAAACGATTTAGTTAAAATGATGCATCGTGATAAAGAAGTTGTTACTGGAGCATATCCTAAGAAGTCAATTAATTGGCCAGCTGTTCATCAAGTAGCAAGAACAACTGAAGATGATAAGGCATGGGATTTAGCAAAGCATCAAGCTCAATATGTTATTAATGTTAAGAGAGAACATAAAGAGCAAGAAGAGATTCCAATAGTTCAAGGTTTAATTCCAGTTTTAGATTCAGGAACAGGGTTTATGATGATTAAAAGGTCATGTATAGATAAAATGATAGAAAAATTTCCTGAAACAAAATATAATAATGATCTTAATACTAATCCTAAATACAATCCTTACTTTTATGCGTTATTCGATACAATGATAGAAGATGGAACAAAGAGATATTTGTCAGAAGATTACACATTTTGTAGACGTTGGCAGTCAATTGGTGGGGAAATTTGGATGGATCCTTCTATTGATTTAGATCATTATGGCAATTATTCATTTCAGGGTAATATCAGCGAACAATTTACATTAATTAGAAAAGACAAGTAATTGACTTTTGATACAAAATATAGTACTATTAAGTAATGAGTCTACTTGAAAAAATAAAACAACTATTTCCAACAGCTTCAAAGTCTAATGATGTAAAAACAATCGGAGATCAACTGCTTCATAATAGTTTTTTACAACTTACGGAATATGTTGAGCTTGTAGTTGCACAAATATATAAATTAACTAAAGATACTACATATAGAAGTCGTGAAGATGGGCTTAAAGGTATAGAATGGCTAAAGAAACAAAAAGAAAAAGATATCAAATACCAGTCAGCATTGGATGAAATTAGAATTCTATATACATGGTGGAATGATTTAAGACCAAAAAGAAACGATCCATGGAAAGGAATTGACCGATCATTTAGTGATTTTAGAGACGAATGGCTAAATACAACGGAAGATAAAAATCCAGAGTATAAAAGTTTTATGGATCAATGTCGTCATGCAGAGAAAATTCAAAAAGTATATGGCATTGAAGATACCAAGATGCTAATAAGGTTGGTTAACATTAGAGAATATTTGTAATATGTCAGATAATAATAAAAAAGATGGTTCTAAAACTTTTCATTTAACATATCAAGAAATAGTAGATGCATTTGCACAATATCTTTACGATAGACAGTTGCTTAATAATGAAGAATCTGAAGGTTCTTTAGTATTTGAGCTCAGCGAAGATAAAGGTGCTAAAGTAATTGTTACTCCTAAAGTAGCAGAAAATGATGATGGTTCATCAGATTATACAGTTGAGCATATAGATTTAGAAAAGGAAGAAGAATAATATGACATATGATATA